ACTCTGCATCCGTTGTTGAACTATTATCGCCTTCTGATGACTTGTCAATAGAAAAGATAAACGGCAAGTGATTTCCATTTGTTTTATTCCATACGTCTGAAATAAAGTTGTCATCGTCTCCAATAATATTGTATTCATCTGGCATCAGTTCTGTATTGCTTAAAAAGCTGTATTTCATATCATATATAATACGTCCACCATACATATCATATTGGTTAGAAGCTGTGGTAAAAGGTGATTTAGACGTGCTTGTTGCTGTTCTGCCTATTGTCTTTAAATTGCTAAATCTCTGACCGCCGTGCGATTCTTGCAAGTCGTTTAATCTGTTGTATGAAATCATTCGTGTAAGATCAAGGTCTGGAGAATGTGGCATTTCAAAATATTCTCCAATCATTACACAACCAACAAAGCAATCTGTACTGCCCCAAGTTCCATTTGTCGCAACTCCTGTATTAGTGGTATTTCCTTCAAGCTGTATGCCCCAATACCTATTAGTTTGCTCTGCAAATCTTACAATTGTGCTACCATCTGTTGCCGGTTCAACTACAACACTTTTATCGTTTGAAGCTGCTGTTGTTGTATCGCCATTCACTACATCAATTACAGTATCATTTGCCCAAGTAATATCTGCCGTGTCTGCGTTTGCACCATCAACCGCTGTAACGTCACTTGCTGCATCACCCGCAAATATTCTTATTTTACCAACAGCACTAACAAGATTGTGATTTAATAAAGCAATATAATTTTTCTTAGATGTGCTTTGTGTATCTATTGTAATAAGTACGTGTGCATCTGTGTCTGCACTTGTGTCAAAAGTCACTTTGTTCAATGGTCTTAAATCAAACAACTCTGCTGCTGATCCTGTTGTAAATGTTCCCATAAACTTATTGCCTGTATTTGATGCCGTAACTGCAAACTCTGTTGCTGCTACACCTCTTGACAGTAAATAACTTACTTCGTCTGGATAGAAACGTGGTGTCCCTATGTTCATATTTGCCATCTTATGATACCTTTATTGCTTTGATTGAACAGCCGTTTACTGTTTTTGTAATGTCTGCTACTATAAAATAACCGGTCATTGCAGCACCATATATTTTTAATGTTGATGACCAATTACTAAAATCTATTATATCCCCAATTTCAATATGGTTATATTTTGGACGAATGCAAGAAAATTGAATTGTATTTTTCCTGTCTTTCATTAATGCTAATAACGCTTCAGCTAATTTAGTTGCAGTTGTTGAATCAAGAATTTCATTTGCTTCAATCTCAAGTTTCATTGTTTGATTAAATCCATTAACAGTTGTCCCTTGTGACGTTGAATCAGTTGCAGTTGCTTCAGATTTATTTTGATTTGCTCCGTAATCGTGACTATACTTAACTAAAATAGAGTTTTTTACATTACCAAGTGATGTTTTATTTATATTTCTTAATTCTATGTCACTAAAATCAATAGTTTGATCTGATGAGGAATAATCGTTCGTTGCTCTCAATGTTTTAATTTTAAATTTTCCATCACCGCTAATAAATACATAAGAAAAACAAAGTCGCCCAAGACGTTCAAAAATATCTTTTGAATTAATAAATTTATATTGTGCAAAAGCAAACTTTACATCACCAACTGCATCTTCATATATGTCGCCTAAATAACCATTGCTTGTGTTTCCGGACGTATCAAAAGTCGCATAATCAATATTTGAAGAGCCAAGACTTAATTCATCACGAATAATATCTTCAATTATAAAAACAGGATTTTCAATTAAATCGTTTTCAGCATATCCATTGTCTCCGCTTTCTCCACTACCTCTGTCATCTGCATCAATATAAGAACCATACTTGCGACCTTTTCCAGAATAATAAACATAATCTATTTTAGAAGGTGTAAAGCCGGTAATTGTTCTTGAATAAATATTATAATCGTAACCCATTTGTAAAGTTTGTTCTGGTGTCATATATCCCTGTTGGACTGTCATATTTATTGGTCCACCTTCATACAATTCAGTTATATCGTGTGGATCAATATCTTCAAGTGTAAAATCAACAACAATTCCAGATTCTACTACTTGTGCAGATTCGTTTGCACTTCCTGCCATTAAAGTATATTTCAATGATCCTTCAAAGTCCCAAGTTGTTGTTTTACCAGAATACAAAGAACCAATGTTTGTTTTGACTTCTGAATTACTTGACATTGAATCAATATCAACATTTGTTGAATTTTTAGTAAATCGAAAAACATCGTCATCTTCACCGGAAATATCTGTAACTGTTCCAAAACGAACTAAAGTATTTACTGCACTATAATTTCCCAATTTATTTATTTGTGGTAATGCAAAAGTCATTGTTGCAGTTGACGGATTAGTCGTTGCACCATTTGCTGTCCAAGTTGCTAAAGTAGAAAATGATCCATCGCTTGTATTTTCTTCATCTGCAACTGCTGCACTTCCCGTTGTACTCTCAGAAGCAATATTTGACAAGCTTAAAGGCACAAATACCGAAGCCGCACTTCCTCTGTATTCAATTTCTGGATTACCACCAACGTCTATTGTTCCGGTTAATGTAGGATAATAACCATTTTTATATATATAAATATTCTCATTATCTAAAGTATGAATGGCTTGACTGTCTGCTAATGCTTCAGAACCTTCTTCTTGTACGTCCCATTTATCTGTGATTATAGCCGGAAATGCTCCTTTATAAAAGTTGTAAAAGCGATCAAAGTGTGAAGTTGGAATTGTACCAATATCACCTTTTTCGTGAGAATCTCCATATGCCATTGGGATTGGTTTCCCAATATTGTTAGCGGGTGCGTTTGTATAAGTTGATGCAACGACTGTATTGGTTGGAACTCTTTTATGGTATTTAGAAGTGTTGTCAAATAAAGTTAATGTGACATTATTAGAGTCATAATTTATATCACCAGAGATAACACCAGAAGCAATCATTCTTGCAGCCGTATCTAAAGTTGATGTATTATTAGCATTAAGAAATAATTCCCACTTACGATTAACAAAGTTATTAGTAGCAAGTAGATCGGAAAACCTACCACCTTTAATTGAGTTTTCGCTATTTATAAGCGTAACACCCATATTGCCAATTGTTGTAGTAAAATTAAAAAAATCTAACGACTGTCGATACACCCCCCAATTTGCAACAATACCATAATATATATCTGTGCCGTCTTGTCTATGTCTATCACTTACACCAATAAATGCAGATTCGTCATTGTAATATAATTTAAGTACCCAGAACGCAGTTGTATTTGAATTGGCTAAAGCACTTGTTAAAGCTGTATCGAATGATAACAATTAATTTATCCTCGCTTGTCCCGTACTTATCGCTTTATTTATAGCCGGTATTATACTATTGGCTGCAAAGTTATGATCAATAACACCCATACCGCCAAAGTTCTGATTTATTGTAATCTTTGCGTTTGAAGCACCAGAGGCACTTGGAGCAGTTTGCGTTGGTGATGCTCCAAATAAAAAATTAGCAGCACTCATAATCATTCCTAAAGGTCCACTAGATATTGCCGACATAGCTTTCATTCTCGCTTGTAAAGCTTCTTGTATTTTTAATTGTGCAGTAATTAATATTTGTTGAAATAAAGCACGTTTAAAAGCTTCTGCAACGCTGTCACCCATAGCCGCTGATATTATTAAAGAAGTTGAAGTCTGTGCCGTAAACTTTGCTAAATTTTCAGAGGCTTTAGCAGACAAAGTAATTGTATTAGCAATGTTTTCTGTTCCTTCTGAAGATTGCTTTAATGCATCAGCTGCTTTCTGCAAATCTACCAAAACAGGCTTCATTATCTCTGCTGATCTTGGTGCTATTTCTAAAACTTTTTGAACTTGTTTAATTTGTTGATTAATTACATCAAGATTGCCACCTTCAATTGTTTCTCTAGCATCTTCAGCAATTTGTTTTAAAAATGTTTTAGTTTCTTTTGGCAAAGTTAAAAATCCAACTTGCTTAATAGCATTTTTTGTAAACTTTAAGAATTTTACTAAACCATCTGAAGCTGTTTCAACTGCACTAGAAAAAGTTGTCCCTAATGCAATTGAAGATTCTTCTAAAGCTGCTTTCATTCTGTTTATGTGGTCTGTTGAAGTAAGCGTTTCTGCACCAAGCTTATTAACTAAACCATTTGCTTGTAGCATTGCAGCATTTACAAAAGCTTGTTTTTTCTGTTGATCTGATAATTGTGAAACTGAAACACCAAGATTTTCAGCATAGTCTTTATATGCTTTATTTGTATCAACCATAATACCAAGATTGTCTAACATTAACTTTGATTGTCGTCCCAATCCTGTAACCATTGATTCTATTCCAAAAGTTGTATCTTTACCTAGAGAAGATGCAAGTCTTTGTGAAATATCAAATAATTCTGCCATTTGTTCTTCTGAATCAACAATTCCCAAAAGCATAGCATTGTTAGCTTGTGTCATTAATTGAGTGGAACTCATTGTGCCATCAGTAGCTTTTTGTAATTTTTGTAATGCTTGAGAAGAAAAACCAGAAGATTTTGCAAGATTGTTAAAACCTCTTTCGACTTTTTCAAAACGTCCAGATAATTCAATCATTCTGGTAAAGCCTGTAATTAAACCCCTAGCTGCATAGAAAGCTGCTCCAATTTTTACAGCACTTTTACCAATAGATTTTATACTATTATCTACACCTTTAAGTTCTTTTTTTGTGGTATTAGCACCTTGAGCGCGAACTTTAATATTTAGTTTTTTATCAGCCATTATCTTTCTTTGCCTTTTCTTGCATACAAGCGTTAATTTCTTTATCTATAATTGTAAAACAATCAAGTCGGTGTGCAGAGATGTTGTCAAGTTCGCCAAGAGAAATGTTGAACCTTGTAGTATAATTATATTCATTAATCATATCTACCATCCACTTTTCAACTAACAAGCTACAATCTGCAAAGAAGGGAACAGAATAAAAGAGCATTTGACCATCGGTAAATTCTTTGCTCGTTTTACATACTTCATCTATTATGTCCCAAATATCTTCAATCGTTTGCACTCTCACAGACTCGTGCTTGTAAGTTACCGGGAGCTTCGCCACAGTATAGGGGAGGCTTCTATATATATCACGTGGTTCTGGTGTTCCAAAATGCCAACACCAAACCGCTAGGCTCA